CATAATCTTAATCTAGTGTAAGCTAGGAGTAAGTGTAGGATATAGGGATACATTCTAGTTTAATCACTAGGGTGTGTCCCTTTTTTTTCACCTCCTAAAGTAAGGAGATTTAATGAAGAAGTTAAATGATGCTATCAATATCTGCCTGACTACTATAGGAGAGCGACCTTTAGGGGTGGCAACATCTATAGAAGGCGTATATGAAGCTGAGTTAGCAGATACAGCTATAGAAGAAGCTAAGACAGAGTTACTAAGTACAGGTTTCTCTTTCAATACAGACACAGGGTGGGCATTAATGCCTGACACAGGGGGTACAATAACTAAGCCTTATGGGGCGTTAGTGGTTGATGCTACTGGTGCAGACTCTAATTACATTATAAAAGATAACAAGATGTATGACAAAGGAACACACAGTCATACGTTTACTAGTGTCGTAGAAGCAGACATTATATGGAATACAGACTTTGACGATTTACCTGCCAATGCACAAGTAGTAATTGTAGACAGGGCTAAAGTAAAACTGTACTCAAGGGTTGTGGGAGTAAGTGCCACTGACGGCACAATGAAGATACTAAAAGAGGATGTGATAAAGTCACATGCGGCTCTAATTAGCGATGAAATGAGAATAGGTAACTACACCATCTATGATGACGGATCAAGTAATAGGGCAATGACTCGTTCAAGAAACCCATCAGGACTATAAGGAGGAGGATGTGAGTGAAGTAAATCAAACTATACCTTCTTTTGTAAATGGGGTATCTAAACAAGCAGTAGAGTCAAGGCATGTTACTCAAGTAGAAGAGATGATAAACTGTAGTGTGTCTTTCGTAGACGGTACACGAAGAAGAGCACCTCTTGAGAAGATAGCCGAACTCTCTGATTTAGATGGCACAAAACCTTACCTGTATTCGTATGAACGAGGAGATGGAGTAGAGTCCTACCTTGTAGCCCTGCTAGATGGTCAGTGGTTTGTCTACGATTTAGAGGGTAAGAAGGTAGACTCAAGTGCCGATGACGTAATAGGATGGAATGCCAGTACGCAGTACAATATAGGGGATATGGTAAGCTACAGTGCTTCTGGCTTAACAGCGTGGGATGCACTTATAGCCTACTCCGTAGATGATACGGTAGAACACGCAGGACTAGGGTGGACAGCTAAGACAGCTACTACAAATGTAGCTCCTATAGCAGGATCGGATTGGGAACAAGTCCCTTTTAGTGGGTGGACAGCTACAGCTACGCTAGGTAACACAAATGTAGCTCCTATAGCAGGATCGTATTGGGAACGTGGAGCTAAAAGCGTACCTTACTTACTAATACCACAGGACAAACTACCAGTAGACTCGTTTACTTCTACTACTATTGGCGATACTACCTTCATAGTAAACAAGACTAAGAATGTAGCACTAAGTTCAACGTATACACACGGTACTAGTAATAAAACACAGAACCAAAAGTATGCTTATTACTGGGTTAAACGCTCGTATATCACCTATGGTGGACTGAATAACCAACAAGCGGCTACATACCAATACAAGATAACGGACAATGACGGGACAACCTCTATAACGGGTGTACGACCAACTAACACGGAAGCTAATTCAGGGTCTTGTTCGGTTGAAACAGACGCAGACAACCCTATAAATATAACAGAAGACCTATGTATTGATCCTAGTGTAGGAGGGACGTGGACTTCCTACCCTGTAGGGGCAAACGCTTACGGAAAGAACACACTGACTATAGCTAACACATTAGCAGGAGATATACAGGGAAGTAACTCAGGATCAATAGTACGTAAGTTGAAGTGGAACGGAGCAGGAGAACCTACGGGTACTTGGGAAGTAGCTGATACATGGGGCAACATGGCTTCAGAAGGATGGTGGGGTTACATAAGTAAAGTACAAGACCTACCTAGTGATATGGGTGATTACTCTGGTAGTAATACCTTAGTAAAAATTACAGGCGATGAGAAGAATAACTTTGAAGGCTTCTGGGCTACATACGAAGATGGTATATGGAAGGAGTCAATAGCATCAGGTTTAAAAAGAGGTGTGGACAAAGCTACGATGCCACATACACTTGTGCGTACTTCATTGACTAACTTCACCTTTGGGGAGTTTAACTATAGTGACCGCAAGGTTGGGGATCAGTTTACTAATCCTATGCCTAGCTTCTTCGATGAAGAGGCAAACTCTGGCGCAGGTATAGGTTACCCAATAGAAGACGTATTCTTTTATCGTAACCGCTTCGGTATGATTAGTAGGGACGCTATTATCTTAAGTGAAGTAGGTATCTATGAGAACTTCTTTAGGACTACTGTCACTGACCTACTTGCTTCTGACCCCGTAGACGTAGCTGTAGACTCAAATAAAGTAGTCGAACTCAAGTATGCTGTTCCTTTTAAGCGTAACTTACTACTGTTTGGAGCTAATGCACAGTATATTCTTAGTTCTGAAAGCGAGCTAAGACCAGATACAGTGTCTATAAGTCAGTCTACTGAGTACAGTTTAAACCCTAAAACAAAACCTATTGCAATCGGTCCGAATACTTACTTTACAGTAAACAAAGGTAAAGGAACACAGGTAAGGGAATACTATAACGTACCTGACTCTGTAGATAATATTGCCGAAGATGTAACAGCACATGTTAGTGAGTATATACCTAAGAATGCTGTTGACCTAGAGGGAAGTGAGAAATACGATATGTTGTTTATACTTGCCGAGGGTGAAACTACAGGTGATGATAGCCCTGAAAGAGCTAATATCTATATCTACAACCAGACATGGGAGGGGACTAAGAAAGCTCAGTCTGCATGGCATAAGTGGGATTTAGCTCCTGCTAATACACACATCTTAGCGATAAGAGTATTAGGAGATGATCTCTACATGATATGTCACTTTAAAGAAGGGGCTATAGACCCCAAGATGGTGTTAAAAAAGATTAGCCTAGCCAAGACAGACTATGAGAACGCAGTCTATATGGATTTAGTTGGTGATGACCCTAACAACTTAGAGGGACAAGAGTACTCAAGCTCAATTGAATTAAGTGAGTGGGGATTCAATGCAGGAGGAACATCTAAAGTAGACGATAAACAAGGAAGACTCCAAGTAAGAAGTATAGAGCTACAGGCTAGAACTGGGTCAACACAACAGATCAAGGTACAAGTGGGTGATGCGGTGGCAACTACAGATAGCGACACTGCTACTGTTATGGGGGAAACTAAGAACACAAAGATAACAATACAATCAATACCCGTTGAGGAAGGTAGTGACGACAAGACACAAACAGCAAAGGGATTCTGTATTGATTCCACCAATCTAAAAGGTAGATTCACTAGCCGCTCAAGGGCAGTATAATTACCACAATTAAGTAAAAGGATAGAATATGATTTCAGATAAGATCATCGATGGAGATGGAGCAACCACCGTATTCAGCGTTGGGTTTCGTATCATCTCAGATGACCACATAAAAGTATTCCAAACTCCTCTTGGCGGTACTGAGTTCACTACAAGCAGAGATGACTATACAATCATCAATAACTCTGTAGTGTTCGACACCGCACCTTCTGCAGACACAACACTTACGATCCAAGTAAGTACTGACGCAGGAGACTTGTTATTCTCCCCCACATCCGTAGGCACAGTAGCGGAGTCAATAGGTGATGTAGAGGTTGTAGCCGACCACGTAGAGCACATCCAAGTAGTATCTGAGGATTTAGGCGTAGGAGCAGTCACACATGTGGACTACGGTGATCTGACAAGTACTACAGGCACGCCTTCATCTACCTCATCTATACACAACGTCTACACGAATCTAGGTGACATAAATACTATTGCTACACCAAGCAATTTAGCTCATGTACAAAACTTAGCAGGTAACATTACAGACGTTACTACGTTAGCACCACACGCAACGGCTATAGGTACTCTTGCTACAACAGACAACCTTGATGCTGTTCTTGGGGTCAAGGCGGCATTAGGTTCAGTTCAAGCAATTGACCTTGCCTTATCATCAGGTACGCTTGCTCTACTAGGTACTCAATCAGCTATTGCCGATATGAACACGTTGGGTTCGACTGGTGTTGTAGCAAATATGAATACCGTAGCTACGAACATAGCAGACGTAGGTACAGTAGCTACTGATATAGCGAAAGTTATAAAGGTAGCAGATGACCTAAACGAAGCTATTAGTGAGATTGAAACAGCCGCAGATGACCTGAACGAAGCTACTTCTGAAATAGATACAGTAGCAACCAACATAGCTGATGTAAATACTGTAGGCACAAACATAACGGATGTCACAGCAGTAGCAGGTAATAGTACCAATATTAATACTGTAAGCACGAACATGACTGCTATTACCACAGTCAATACGAACCTTACTAATATTAATGCTGTTAACTCTAATATTACTAATATCAATGCGGCAGTAACCAATGCTACTAATATTAATACAGTAGCAGGTGGTATCGCTAATATTAATACAGTAGCAGGCAATACTACAAACATTAATACAGTAGCAGGTAACACTACAAACATTAATGCTGTTAACTCTAACAGTAGTAACATCAATGCTGTAAATACTAACGCTACAAACATAAACACCGTTGCTACTAATATAGCGTCCATCAACAACTTTGGTGACACATACTCTGTGTCTGCTTCTGCACCATCCACTAACCTGAACACAGGTGACTTGTACTTTGACACCACCACAAACACCATGAAAGTGTATGGTTCAAGTGGGTGGCAAGCGGCAGGTTCATCGGTCAACGGAACAGCAAGAAGACAGTCTTTTACAGCTACAGCTAATCAGACTACGTTCACGGTAACAGGTGGATTTGACTCAGGGTTTGTAGACGTTTATATGGATGGTGTGAAGTTACATACATCAGATTTTACAGACAGTTCTGGTACTTCTATTGTTCTTGCAAGTGGAGCATCAGTCGGTCAGTTAATCGACATCATTGCTTACGGTACATTCACTTTAGCTAACTTAACTGTAGCCGATATAACAGACGTAACAGCAACCGCGACAGAACTAAACACACTGGATGGAGTTAACGCTACATTAACTGCGGTTGAGCTTAATCTACTTGATGGAGTCACAGCAACAACAGTAGAGCTGAATCATGTCGATGGTGTTACATCCGCGATTCAATCTCAGCTTAACGGTAAAGTAGACGATGGTCAGGTGTTAACAAATGTACCAAATGGTGCGTTGTTTACAGACACGGTTTATAGCAAGCCTAGTGCTGAACCCATTAGTTACATTACAGGGTTACAGACAGCGTTAGATGGCAAAGTAGACGATGGTCAGGTACTAACAAATGTACCGAGCGGTGCGTTGTTTACCGATACTAACACTGATACTAAATGGGACGGTGGCACAACTGGATTAAATGCGGCAACGGGTCGAACATCACTGGGTCTGGAGATTGGCACTCATGTACAGGCATACGATTCCACAATAGTAGTTGATGCTGACATTGGTTCGACAGTCGGCTATCTAAATGTACCTAAATCGGGTGCATCTAAAACATCAAGTTACACACTGGCAACGACTGATATTGGTGAACTTATTGAGGTAGGGTCAAGTGGCTCAATCACCATTCCTAATTCCACATTCTCAACTGGGGATGTGATTTTAATCTTCAATAACACTACGGGTGACGTGACCCTGACTTGCTCAATCACAACTGCATACATTGGTGGAACTGATACAGACAAAGCATCCATGACCCTAGCTACAAGAGGGATATGCAATGTTCTGTTTATTAGTGGAACAGTTTGTGTGGTCACAGGGAACGTATCATGAGTGGGATAATTCTTGCATCAGTTGGCAACAGTTATATTGTTCCCACAATTTACAGTCAAAATGCTTACAATTCTGATGGTACATATTCTTGGGTTTGTCCTGCCGGCGTATCTTCTGTTTCAGTTGTATGTATCGGAGGTGGCGGTGGTGGTGGTAGTGGTGCTAGTAATAGCGGTGGGTATAGCGGTGGCGGTGGCGGTGGCGGTGGACTCCGATATGCGAATGACATCCCAACTACAACTGGTAGTTCATATACTGTTGTAGTGGGGAGCGGTGGAACAGTTGGGGTTAATGGAACACCCTCAAACGGGGGCGTGGGTGGAGGTAGTTATTTTATGTCTACCACTACTGTTTATGCTACTGGGGGTAATGGTGGCAGTGCCGGAGGTGGTGGTGGCGTTGGCGGTGGGTATAGTCCATCGTTTCCAGTATCGGGTCAAGGTTCTTCTGGAGGTTCTGGAGGTTCTGGTGGTAACAATCCGGCATGGGGTTATCTAGGATGGAGTGGCGGTGGCGGTGGCGGCGCGGCAGGCTACTCTGGAAACGGTGGCAGAGGTGGTCAGAAAAATTCTACCACAGGTTATGGTGGTGGTGGCGGTGGCGGTGGAGGAGGGGCGAGCAGTGGTACTCCAAATAGTATTAATCCGGGTGGTGGTGGTGGTGGAGTTGGTAACTTAGGTGAGGGTTCTTCAGGAGCTTCTCAAACGTCCAATTGGGGCGGTGGGTATGGAGGTTCAGGTGGTACTAACGGGGGTGCTTACGGTGGTTTTCCGGGTGATTACGGTGGAGGTGGTGGAGGTGGTTATTGGTTTGCCTATGGCAGTGGTGCTTATGTCGGACAGGTTGGCAACCATGGAACGATTCGTATTATTTACGCAGGTGCGGAGCGACAATACCCTAGTACAAGAGTAGCAGACGAGGTTTAGACAATGAAACTATTTATACAAGTACGGGATGGTGAGCCGCATGAACACCCAGTAATGGAAGAGAATATGCGGCAACTGTTTCCAGAGCATGATTTAGAAACTGCTCCAGATGGATTTGCCAAGTTTACTCGTATTGAGAAACCTACATCAGTATATGAGAGTTTTGACACATCATACGGTCACGAAGGGTGTGGATGTGCTTACGAGCCTGATGGTGATGATGGGTTCAAGGATGTGTGGAAAACCATCCCTATGTCTGCCGAAGAAAAGGCAGAGAAAATAGCAGTGACTAAGCAGAATTCTCCTTATCCATCTTGGATATTCGTTGAAGAAACTTGCACTATGAACCCACCAATAGACCTTCCACTAGACGGTAAATTATATAGGTGGAATGAAGATACGATCAACTGGATTGAGATGACTAATGGAGAAGAGAATGACAACACGAAACCAGAAGAGGTTTAAATGAGCAGAGCAAGAGTATTAGCAGACCTCCTAGATTCGGGTGGGGATGTCAAATTAGCTAACCTAGATAACACATCCGAGTACACGAAACCGAGTAGTGAACCCATTACCTACATTAGCGGTTTACAAACTGCGTTGGATGGGAAACCAGACGATTCACAACTATTAACCGATGTACCGATTAGTGCTGTGTTTACGGACACCACATATTCGGTAGGTGACGGTGGCTTAACAACAAAGGACTTTACTACCACTTTAAAGAGCAAACTGGATGGAGTAGCGGCTAGTGCAAACAACTACTCCAAACCAAGCTCAGAACCCATTAGCTATGTTAGTGGGTTGCAGACCGCTTTGAATGGTAAACAAGTCAGTGGTTCTTATTTAGCACCTACAGGGGATGGTAGTCAGCTTACTGGGATAGATGCCTTGCCTACTCAATCAAGTCAGTCTGGTAAGTTCCTGACCACCAACGGAAGTGCGGCTAGTTGGGGAACTCCAACATCATCACTTCATTTCAGTAATCTTTTTGGAGGTCTATAATGGCTATCACAGTAATAAATGTTAGTGTTACAACTACACCATACACAGTGCCTTCGGGCAAATACGGTAAGTTTATAGTTAATTACGCTCAGTTGGATCACGGTAGGTGGATTTACATTGGTGACTATCAGGCTTATAACGGCTGTGGGGCAACGGTAGGCACCAAATTTGTAGGTCATGATGCGAGTAACACCAACGCTACTTATGCACCATCAGCGCAATATCTAACCCTGCAAGAAGCGAAGCACGCTTACTATAATGTGGTTGGTCTTATTAGGGAACACATCCTAATTGCAGGTCAAACAATTTATACCAGTGTCGGCACAAGCTACGTTAAAGGCACTCTTATTTTGCAGGATGTGTAACTATGATAATAACTATTGTAGATAAAAAAATAACAGGGTCATTAACCCTAAACCCTAAATCACACGAAGATGAGTATTTAATTGAAGGCAGGGCGCAAGTTGATGACGATAGCTTAGTTGAAGCTGTAGATTTGTATGAGTATGACAATGGGGTGCTAAGTCTTATTGTCGGATGGGAAGATATTAAAGCGGCACGGGATGCTCAAGAGTCTGCCGCTATGACGGTGAGGACGATGGGCGAGATGAGGTCAGAGCGTAATCGACTTCTAGCAGACTCAGACTTTTCACAACTACCAGACGCACCAGTTAACAGAGATGAGTGGGCAACCTACAGACAAGCACTCAGAGATTTACCTTCTACGGTAGATATAAACAACCCAGTATTTCCAACGAAACCAATAGGAGGTTAACAATGGGTGTAGCCTTAAAATTAAGACGAGGAACAACAACAGAACTTAACGCCTTCCAAGGTGTTAGCGGAGAGATGGTTATGGACACTACCACCAACAAGGTGTATGTGTTCGACACCGCATCTCCCCCTGTGAAAAAGGAAGTAGGTGATTCTGGGTTAAATACTTACAACACAAGTACCAACGAGTTGACGTTAGATGGGGTGGTGTACACGATTACATCAGTCCCCGTGACCAGTAGCATAGACACGACAGGTCTTGCTGACGTTCTAACGATTGGTAGTAACACGCTAACGATGTCTAACAAGGCATCCATAACAGGGAACGTACTAACGATTGGGGCTACTACAGTAAATATCCCT